GCAGCTGTAGCCGAAGTCCTACAAAAAATGGACGGAAGATTGGCTAAAGAAGAAGCTGACAAAGAGGAAGAGGAAATAGAAAAAGCCGAAGCTCTTGCAAAAGCCGAACTAGTGAAGTCTATCGCTGCAGAGGTACAAGCAGTTCTTAAAGCTTCAGAAGGAGACAGCTATGCTGGCTCAGATGCTTCTGGTGACGAAAGAAAGGCAGCCCCAACAGGCGGTACTCCACAAAGTGCTGACGACTCCGAAAGTGATGCAGGAATAGATGCAAAAATTGAGGAACAGCAAAACACTATCCAAGCTATGAAAAAGGCAGACGATGATGATGATGAGATGGAAAAAGGTGCTCACGATGATGAGGACAAAGAAGAGAAGGGAATGTACAAGGACGACGATGACGAAGCAGCCGACGAACCTGTAGATGAGAAGGGTATGGACGATGACGATGATTCTGACGACATGAAAGCAATGAAGAAACAGTTAGAAACTTTGAAAAAACAATTAGCTGAAACTGAGGCTAACATTCAAAAATCTGTTCAAGCTGAATCTGAAGCAAGACTCAGAAAAATGGGATTCAGGGAAGAGACTGGATTACAGGCTCCAAAAGTAGTAAACAGTTTTGGTATAGATGACACAACACCTATCCAAAAATCAACTGCAACTGCTGACACAGCCGGACAACTTGCAGAGCTTTCTTATTCAGAATTAAGAAGAATGCAACACCAAATAGAACAAGGAAACACCGATGGTGTTCCAAGGGAACTATTAGGATAATAAATAAAAACAATCTACAGGAGATTTAAAAACAATGGCAAACCCAAGTTTAAGTGAATATCTTGCACAGTCTCAAAGAGGATTGTATCAGTCTGTATTCGGTAACGAGTACCTACAAAAACAATCTTACTTTACTGTTGACTCTGCTACAGGTATATTCAACACAACATACGGAAGAAAAGTTTGGCAGGCTCTAAACAACCAAACCAGATTTTTCAACGCTATCCCTAGAGTGGTCTGGGGAAATACTGCTGGTTGGAGGGTAAGAACTGATAGAGGTTCTGGCCGTTCAAGACCAGTAACTGAGACAGGTTCTATCCCAACTGTTGATATCTCCAACATTGAATCAGTATCTAGTTTACCTAGAATTGTTTCAACTACATTCGGTGCTTCAGTGAAGTCAGTATTCACTGCACAGCTAGAAGGTGGTGTTGGTGATGTTCTAGCATTGGAAAACGAAAATGCTCAATTGGACCACATTAAAGAAATTAACGAAGAGATAAATGCTGGTTCAGCTTTCTTGACATCAGCCGGTTCTGCAACTTCATTCACAGTTCCAGCAGCAATTGCTAAGAACTTCAAAGTTGGTGACGCAGTAGCTCAATATGACGTTTCTGCTACAGGACATGACAGAACTTCTGGTTCTGCTATTTCTGCAGTAAACACATCTACTGGTGCTGTTACAGTTGCTTCAGGAACTACATTCGCTGATGGTGACGTAGCTTACATTTTCTCAAGAGCAGGTATGACTTCTATTGACGATATTGTTATGGAAGACGGAGCTGCTGTTGGTGGTGGTGAAGCTAGGTCAAGAGCTTACGACCTAACACTAAATGATAGAACATCTGGTGCATGGAACGCTGGTGCGTCTGTTTCTTATAACTCAGGAACAGGAAGAGCCCTAAGTCTAAACTTACTAGACACAGCAATTCAAAAAGTAAGAGAGAATGGTGGAGAACCAAAACTAATCCTTTTGGGACACGACCAATACTTCAACTTAGAAAGATTGCTTAACTCAAACCAAAGATACTTAGGACAGGAAGAGTACCAAGTTGGTGTAGGTTCTGAAAGAACTTTCCCGGGTACAAGAACTGGACTAGTACTTGCTACTTACCAAGGTATCCCAATTATCCCAGACGCTGATGTTGCTAAGTCTGTATCAACAGCTGATGCAGTTCTTGGTTCAAACGTTTATGTTTTGGATACTGATTATCTAGAAATTGCGATTGCACAACCAACGCAGTATGTAGAGAACAGAGATTACTTTGCAGCAAACGCTCTAGTTGTAAGAGGATTACTCTACACTATGGGTGAAATGCGATGTAAGAACATTTGGACACAAGCAAAAATAGCTGACCTAAACTCATAAAGTTTAGTGATGATACATGTGGGGGGACTTCGGTCCCCCTACTAATTTTATAAACAACATTTTGTGAGGACTGATAAGTGGCCGATAAGGACACACAAGTGAATTTAGCAGTTTATATGGAACGATTAGATTCTTATATTTCAAGTCAGAACGCCCTCAATGAAAACCTCTCTAAAAACTTAGAAAAGGTTGAAACCAAAGTCGATGATATCTCTCAATGGCGTAACAAAATGTATGGAATGAAAAGTATTTTACTGGCTATTGGGGTACTAATAGTACATACTTCCGCTATTATGGGTAGCTTTGTAGCTATCATAAATATAAATAAATAGGAGAATTTATAAATGGCTAACGAAAGACATACGGATTACAGAGAGTGGGACATAGATAGTTCTACTAGACAGTCGGTACATCCGGTTAATAGATATGTAGCAATCTCAAATGCTGCCAGTACCACCGCTGAAGATGTATATACTATAGTTGCAAACGGTGGCGAGAAAGCGGTGAACTGGGTAACTAATCCGGGAATTGAAGGTTCGGATGTTTCAATATACACAGCAACTGGTTCTGCAATCGCAAGAGATACAGGACAAGCTTCAGAAGGGTCAGCATCACTTTTAGTAAACCCAGCTAACTCAGCTGTTGGTGAGGGGTTTTATTGGGAATCCCCTAAAATTGCGAGGAGTGTAAACCCACAATATATTACAGTTCAATGTGAACACAGAGGTGCTTCTGCTTCTGGAACAGTAGAAATCAATATTACAGATTCATCTGGTACAGAGTTAGCCTCTTCAGGAAGTTCTAGTTTGGCTACCAGTTGGACCAGAATAACTACTTCATATACAATACCAGCAAACACAGATGCAGCTTCATACAGATTATATGTAGTTACACAAGCTCAACACAACATAAACTTCTACATAGATAAGATTATGTTTGAGGTTAGAGAGGATACTACAGCAGTTTCTACTTATGTTGATGGTAACCAGACAAGTGCTGAAGGTAATCTTTACGAATGGACAGGTGCTACAAACGCATCTACATCAATAAAGAAACCTGCAATGTCTGTAATCAGAGGTGTTCAATTCACAAACAGGTCTGGTACAGCCGCAGATATTATTTATTTAGCTTTTGACAAAACAGCAACTTCTACTAATGGTATTCCTATTTATGGTGGAGACACCTTCAACTGTGAACTACCTTTAGACTTTAGAGGTAAAATATCAATGATAGCAGCCCAGAATACTCCGACACTTACAGGAGTTATTTGGGGAATAGCGGACTAATATAATGACAACTGAAGCAATAAAAACTGAAGTAGGCAATATACCTAGTCCATCTAATTGGGCTAACGATGGTTTTACAGCAGATGATTGTGGTTGCGATGAAACACCAAGTGTGTTATTTCTTGAAAAGGCTATAGAATCTACCGAAACTATTGATGGTAAAGTAACCATGAAAGATATTGGTGGGGCTTTAGCAGAATATAAAAGACTTCATAAAGCTGGAATAGCTTCTCCGGGAGAGCTATTAACTTTGTCTAGGGCTTATCCAGAGAACAAACTTTATGCTAATGAAATTAAGAAAATGGGTATAACTGATGATGATAAACTTGTTATTGGTGGTCCAGCTTCAATTGAATTAGTAGATAGAGAAGGACATCTAATTACTACTAATGCTTTATCTAAAGCTTTTGACAAATATATGGAAAACTTTAGAACTAGAAACGCAATGGTATTACACTCTGACGTTCAAGTAGGCTGGGCATTACCAGCTTATATAAGTAAAAGTGGTCAGATTTTTAAATCTGGTATAAGTGGAAATGGATTATTTTTTATTACTGAGCTACGGAATGATACAAAGATTTCAAAAAAGGTACAGGAACAAATTAATAGTGGCAAACTAAAAAGTTATAGTATTGCTGGAAGTGCCTTGAAGACACAGAATATACAGAAAGGCTTGCAAGATGTAATGCAAGTAGACGAATTAGAATTAGCTGAAGTAACTGTATGTGAGAAGGGAGTTAATCAAGCAGCTTCTTTTGAAATAATAAAATCAGAAACACCAGCAACTTCTACATGTATAGATGGTAGTTGTCTTCTACATTTGGAAGAAAAAGAAGATGACGACAAAATGGATGAAGCTATGAAAGACTTTACTAAAGAAGAAGTAAGTTATCAGCCAGCTTCTGAAGGACAAATTAAAGCAGGTTTCAAATGTGGGACTTGTAAATTTTTTATTAAAGAAAGTGGTAAGTGTACTATAGTTGAAGGGTCCATTGACCCAGACTATTGGTGTACACAACATAGTGGAAACACTCATGAAGGACCATCAGAAGAAAAATCAGTTCAAAAACAGGAGGTGAACTTAGTTATGAAATCAGATGGAAATATAAACTTTACACAAACCTTTTTAGATTATTTCAAAAAAGAATTTCTAACTGGGTCTATACTTCATAATACTCAGGCAAGACAAGAGGAACATCATAGACTTCTTGAAAAATATGGATTCCCGGGGGAATTAGAACCTGAGTATGCAAGAAACACTCCGGTAACTTATGAAATGGACCCTAGCGGACATTCGTACGTACCTTGGGCGGTAAATGAGGCAGGAGAAAACTTAGGAATACGTCACTATGACGATGCTTTAACAAAGCCTCAGATTGGACAATATAAAAAAAGAGGTGTTATAGAAGGCGGTAATTCTAAAGAAACTCCTGTAAAACAACTAAATACTACAGAAGGCTTTAACAATTTATTAAGCTCTATGGCTAAAGAAAAAGCAAAGAAGTCACCACAAGGATATGCTATTGTTCCTTTGACTATATCTAAAGCAACGGATGATTTCTTTAGTTGGATGGCACAAGACGCTAAACATATGTATAAATCAAATTGTCCATGTGAAATGTGTTTTCAAAAGTCTGCAGATTACAGAGGAGTAATCGAGAAGGAAGCAGATTTTTTAGCCTAAAGGCTGTAAGCGATGCATTTGCAGTTGCTACAGCCCAAGCAAAAAGATTAGGGCATAAAGATTTTAGTGAAGGAAGTCCGGGCGAAAAGAAACGAGATGAAATTGCTGAAGCAATAAAACGGAAAAGTAAGAAAAATTAGTATAATAAATAGATAGGAAATCTATCTTAGTATTTAAGGAGGAAACTAAATATGGCATTAACAATAACAACACCGGGAGCTGCTAGTGAAGGAGCTGCTATTGCTGGAGGAACACCAAGTAAGTTCACCATCAAAAGAATACAGTTTGATGACTCTTACCCAACTGGTGGAGAATCTCTAACAGCAGGAGACCTTGGCTTTACAGCAATACACGCTGTTATGATTGATACTGAAACTTCAGGATATGTAGCTCAATACGACTACAGTAACGAAAAAGTTGAAGTATATGAAGCGGGAGCTGATGGTGCTGCATTAGACGAAGTAGGTAACACTACTGACTTATCTGCAGTTTACATTAGAGTTGTAGCATACGGAACTGCGTAACAATTATTTAACACAATTTCTTTTACTTTGTTTGTATAATAAATTTGGTAACAAATAGTTACTGATACAAATTATAAGCGAGGTAAAATTAAATTGAAACGATTCAGTGTATTTGAGTGGTTACACAAGTGGGAAGATATGTTAGAGGATGCTGAGATGAACGAAGCATTCAAAGACTTTAAAAAAGCAGAGCATATCAGAGATACATTTCATGCAAGGAATCGTAGGATATAGGAGAGAAGCTTATGTTTGGAAAACTAAGACCACAAATATTTTTAGCAATTATAGTGCTAGGAATATTATCATCTTTTGGTATTGTATATGAATACAATGAAATTGCCACTGGATGTGTTGGTGGTATTATAGCACTTGGCATGAAAGTGTTGGAGAGTGAATAATGGTAGACATTGAAAACTGTACTTGTATTGAATCGGGAGATTGCACTTGTGAACCTTTCGATTGTTTTTGCGAGTGTGAATGCGATGGGTGTCTAATAGAATTAGAACTAGAAGGATGCCCTTGTGGCGGACACTGCGGGTGCGGTGTATAAGGAGGAAACTATGAATCCAATGAAAATAATAAGCTTAGGCTTAACATTCTACAATCTAAATAAAGGTTTAGCTGATGATGGTAAAAAGATTGT